GTTGCTCAACCCCGCGTATTTTGGGTTAGATTTGCGAAACGCTATGTAATCAATTCCAATTAGACAATCTAAATCTGCTGGGCTTCTGTTGGCTGCCCATTGATATGAAACACCGCTGCCAGCTAGCCAAACGTGTGTGTAAGCCTCAGGGTTATAGTAGTGTCGGTTAAAATGGTTAAATAAAATGCTAAGAATCCCATTACGGACACTACCTATAATTCGGTTGTCCCTAAATAATCTAGGGTCTAATCCAGCTGCGGGGGCGCTAAAGTATGACGTTTCAGAGGGTTCTAATGCAACGGGCACTGCGTTTGCGCTCAATGCTGCGTTAAAGTCCATTAGGACAGTATATCTCTAGTCTTCGTCTTCTTCGTCTTCTAATAGCTCTAAATCAGGAACCATTGTGTAAAACCAATCTGGATGAGCGCCTTTATCTGTAATTAAAAAAAGCGAAATATCAACTGGAAATCCAGCTTTACGGAATGATTTATATAGCTCGTTTAATTGGATTGCGTGAACATCTAATGGGGTTAGCTCTTCGTCTTTAACTTTTTTTGCAGCAGACTTTTTACCTGCTGGTTTCTTTCGAGGAGTTGCCATCCTAGCCCCTAACTGTGTAGTTACAGTATACCCTTTTCTGATAAAGCTTGCCGTATTGAACTAGCCGCTCTTTCTGACTCCGACTGCGATGTAGATGCTATCTTATTAAGGATAAGGTTGGCTAGGTCGTTGTTATCTAACAGGGTTAAAATGTCATTACAGCCGTGCCTTATATCTGAATTCTTAGCTTCTCTCTCTAACTCAAAGTCTATATTAAGGTTAGTAGTGGCAAAAAAAGAACCGTCGGCTCGTTTTGCAATAATAAACGCTGTCTCTACTTGCATAAGTCTTAATACCCTTGCTTCTTGAAGGCTTTCTCTTGGACAACGGACTTATAAGGGCAGTAGTCGCATAGATAGACCTTAGGACCACGAGCTTCTTTCTCTAACCCAGCTTCCACACGTTCTTTAGCTGTATCTGGTTTAATAAGTTTTTTAGCGGATTTATAATCTTCACAATCTTTAGTTTGATTGTGGTCTTTAATCCAACAGTTCATAGCATCAGCTTGGAAGTTGTTCTTCATAGCGTAGGCGTTAGTCCCAAATACATCAAGACCCTCAGCACCCTCTTTAAGTTGGCGCTCAATGCTTTCTTTTACCTTTGGTATAACCCAGAAACGTGTAGGAAATCTTACGGTGGCAAAATCATCTCTGCCGCACTTGCCGTTAACGTGGGGGTCGGTAAAAAATTTAAGTGTTAGGTCAAACTCGGCAGTATTTTCTCCGCCTTCAGGACCATCATAATCGGGAACAACTTCAATAGTTCGGCATTTAGAACATTTAAGGACGCGCATGTGCGGTTCTTTAGGGTCTATATCTGCTTTTTTAAACTGTGATAAATCAACTACCATTTGTGCTCCTATTTGTAGACCGATATTTTATCAGATTATTTAGCTCTACCCTCACGTTTTGCCTTTAAAGCAGCTGCAATTTTAGCTTGACGGGCTAAAGCAGCCTCTTTATTTGCTTCTTTATCAACGCCTGTAGGTTTTTTCCAAATATCCCCAGCGTCTTTTGAAGTCTTCATTGATGGGGCATCTGTTTTAATTGAAGGCTTTGGTTTTGGAAGCTTTATTCTATTTTCTGTTGGGACTACGTATCCTGCGTGTTCCTCGTTAGTTAAGTGCTTTCCAGAAAGCTGCGGCTCTTTCTCCATACCTTTGTTAACTGGCATAGATATAATGTCTGTTCTAGCATCAATAGATGAATTTATTGGTTCGCCAGAATTAACATGTTGTCTGTCTACTAACCCTTTATGTATTGGGTTAGATGGGTTGTATTTAACAACACGAAGGCTACTAGGACCACGGTCTTCTGGAAGATTAGCCATTACTTGTTGCCTCCCATAGCTTCCTGTGATTCTGGAGTCCAAGACCAATCCCAACCCTCTTCAGGTGGGGCATCAGTAGTATCTACTGTTGCTTTACGCTTGATATTTGGGTCAGAGCTAGGAATGTCTACAAATTTAATTTTTGGTTGGCGAGATGTTTCACCAGACCTATCTTTTGGTGCGCTCATTTCGATGAGTCAATATCAATAACTTTTTTAGGGGCGTTAGCATTTTCTTTGGCAATTCTTTTACCAGATACTTTTGCAGCTTCACCACTTGCAGCTCTATTGGTTATGTAAGTGCTAAGGTTATTAAAGCCTTCTTTTGGCATTGTTAGCTCTGAAGTCTTCTCTAATACTTTAACATGTGCCTCTGGATTAGGGCGTCTTCTTGTCCCTCTAAGAACTCCGCTAAGGTCCTCTACAGATGCTGGAACTAAACCTTCACCTTTACTTTGGTAATGGCGTTCATCTTGTTTATCCATAGACTCTTTAGATACGGTCATCTTCATACCTTCAGGGCGCGGAAATTGTGTCTCGCTAGGATTCATCCTTGAACTCTTTTCTGCTCTTCTTCATTCCAAGCTGCACGTTCTGCTTCCCAAGCTCTGCTATTTTCTTTAGCGTCTTCTATATCTCCACCAAATTTACGCATGTTGTAATCATACCTATCTTCTTTAGGCTCTGCCGCAGCACGCTTCCATAGCGTTCCTTCAGCAGGATTATGAACAGGGAATTGAGGCTCTTTAGGATGCATCTTTACATTCTTCCTGTATCAATAGCGCGGCCCATATTTCCCATAGTTACTTACCTGGGTTTACTTTAGAAACTTCTTCAGAGTTGATAAAGCCGTAATTCATATATGGGTGCAAACCAGCGCGTTGGCGCACAACTGTTTGGTCTCCTAGTCCTGGAATAACTTCAGTATTAGGACGACGCTTACGGTATTTGCCGTCTGTTGCGCCCTCGTCTAGAGATTCGTTCTGTGAACGTGAGTTATTTACGGTCATTATGCCATCCGTCCTTTTAGATGTTTTGCTTGCTTACGACGCGTGCAGTTGGAGCATGTGTCAGCATGTAATGATTGTATCGGGTTTAGCAGTAATCCACACTCAATACAGGGCTTAGAGCCGTTGTAATAAGTCTTTTTTAAATCTCTTTGTGTCTCAAGTTTGACGTCCGTAGCTCCAGCCATGCCATCGCCTGTTGAGTCGGTAAGTAGACCTGGGTCATTACTCATTAGGAGTTCTTTTCTTCGTAGTGGTCTGCGTAATCTGGCATGTCAATGTCTGGGCCACCCTTTATTGGTTTAGCGGGCTTGTGGTCATCTTCATTTCCCCAATTAGCTGGATTAGAAGCACCACCGCCATAGCGTCCTCCTGAAAAATCTTTATTATTGCGTCCCATTAGACACTATCTCCTAACGCGTTTCTGCTGCTGCTCTGTGTGGTGTTTGGAGTATTACTAAAGTCAGACTCTACACGCTGTTGTGCGCGTCCTGGAAGCTCAATTATGTCTTCTATAGTTATTTCAGTCTGGGTGTATCCGTATCGCTCTGGAAATAATCTAATTTGAGGTAGTGGAGGGCGCACATGTTCTTGCAGTTCTGGACCACTCATCATGTTAGCAGCTAATGATTGGCTAAGTAAACGTTCTTGGTTAGACGCAAAGGGGCCAATATATGCTTGAGGAGGGTAAGCAGCCTCAGGAGGTGCTTGCCACGGTTTGCGGGAGTAAACACCGTCTGACATTCTTCCTGGCATTAATTACCTATTTTATACTTATTATTGTCGTAAGCCTCTTTAACATGACCACCACCGACGTTATAAACTTCATTTCGGTCTTTTCTAAAATCTCCACCGTGGTGTTTATTTATAGAGGAGTTATCATGTGGGAGACCCTCTTTAACAGCATTTTTAGGAAATGATTGACCAGAATTCATTTGAAGATTATCTGCCCAAGCAGATTCTTCTCGTTTCCAACCTAAAGCTTCGCCCATTCTTTGTAAAGAACCGACGTCTTTAAATTTTCTACGGCTATCATTTGCTCTATTTTTTGGCATATTATTTCCAATTCGGTGATAGTGAACTTAAACGCTTTGCGCGATTAAGGTTAATACCCATAGGTGAATCACTCTTTGCAGCAGGACCTGCTTTACCGTCGTTAGGTAAATGTGGAGCTGGCGCTAAGTGTTGTGCATCTGCGTTGCGCTTAGACATATATACATTACCCTGTTTAGAAGCCTGCATTTGACGGCGGATTCCACGAGCGTTGTCTAAGTCTTGTGGGTAATAATAACCAGCAGCATCAATGCGTTCACCTTTGTGAACACCACGTTGATAACCACGTTGTGTAATGCGAACTTTAAGTGAGTCTAAAACATTTTCAGATGTAGAACCTGGACGACCACGGTCATCTCTACGAGTTCTAATTGTTCCTAAATAACCATCTGGATATTCTGCGGAAGGTTGGCGACCAACACCTAAACGTAAAAAATCTAAATCAGAACGGGCAACAGGAACACCGCCACCACCATAGTTGGTGTTGGTTCCATACATCCCAGCTGCGCCGAGATTTTGAACATTTTGATGTGGACCTGGCATGTCTACATTATAGGCTAGCGGAAGCCTGCTAACACCGTTAATTCACGTCTTGGGTCAAAACCTTCTCCAACTACCATTGATATTATTCCTGGATGTGATTCGAGGCCCGATTTATCTCTAAACCAACTTGAGCCACCATCCATAGCTGGGTTTTGCACAAATAATCTCATACCAACACTCTTTGCATAATAGTGGTGTAAGTGACCAACATTTAATATGTCCGCTTGTGCAACTGAACAGTTGCCCATTACTTGACCGCCCCACCATTTAATCATATCTCTAGCTTGGTGTCCGTGAGCCATTCCATAGATAATCCCACTTAAATTTATAGCAAGGGTGCTGTCGTCTAATGCGGGATACCTAAACTCAACCCTATCCTTTAAGAAATCGTTTTCCATACACGCGTCTTCTACAGCCTTAACAATTTCTAAAGCCCAAGAATCTTCAGGGCGGGAAACCAAAAAGCGTTGAACCTCGTCGTGGTTTCCTGGAACCACTGGAACTATAACTTTAGGGGCAAGTTGCGCCATCTGTTTAATCTGCGCCATAAGAACTCGTCTACCAACTTGAACCTGCTGTGATACTCCAATGTCATGGCGTCCCATAACTTTACCTTTTTGGCTAGTCATACCTTCGATACAGTCCCCAAGTTGAGGCAATGCAATTTGTCCAATTTTGTATTTATTAGTTAAAAATTCGTGATGAAACACAGACTCATTAATTGCTTTTTTCATTCTGTCTACAATAGCTGGGGTATCGTCTTTACCGTATTGCGTATCTCCTACGCTATATACAGCAGTTAACTCTCCTTCAAAATCATTTGATTTTTCAGGTTTCCATTTAGATAACGACTCTATTAATTCTTGTGCGTCATAATCTTGTGTGTTAGAGCCGTTAACTGGAACCACATTAACTCTAAATGATTCTAACCAATTCTCGTTAAACGTTTGCCAGCGCGAGCGCCTATGCGAAACTACTGCCCATTCTTCTGGGTTAAGACCTGCTTCACGCAAAATTTCTTCAGCACCTGGAGTGTTTCCGTCTGGACGTGGTGTAGAAACAATAAACCCACCATCTGTTCCTATTTCAGAACGCGGTCTCCACGCATCTGGGATGTTTTTAATTACTTTGTCTGAACCCTCTTTACCAGTCTGTGTGAAGTCTTTAAACTCATCTACTATAGATTTAGGAGTTTCGTTTTCTACGGACATGTGCACCAATGGTTTCTATGAGTTCTGAATGTAGTTAAACTAAAAGTTAAATCACTAAACTTATTCCGCAAAAACCTATACAACTCCATAGTTGAAGCGTCAGTAGCTAATACCTCTCTAAATTCTAATATCAAAGTATCATCTTGAAGCTTTAGCCACTCGTTAACTCCACAGCGACCTTTGGAATAAGTCCCAGAAGTAGATTTAGGCGTTAATTTAGCTAGCTCATCTTTGAGTGACATGGATGTAATTCAACCACACGCTTAGAATTATCGCAAATAAAAAACCCCCCAATGTGTCTGGGGGGTTAGTTATTAAAATGATTAATCAACCATACCCGCTGAAAAGTTAGGGCGGCTACGGTTAGTAGATGCAGGAATTATTCTTCCATTACCTTGAGTTGAACTTGCTTCTGGTGCTGTTTGCTTTTGGAATCCTACACGGATGCCGTAACGAGCTCCTGCGCGGTGTCCATCAGCTGTAACAAATTTACGTGATGGCTTTGGTTGTGCGTATGGGTCAGTTCCTGGTCCGCCTTTAGCGTTACCAGTTTTTTTCATAAGCTTGCCTTTTAGAGGCGCAGCAACACGTGGTGGCTTTGAACCTGTAGCGTTTGATGGCTCAGATGATGTTGGAGCCAGCGGTGCTGGGTTCTTCTTTGAATCTGTCTTCATTTAGTTTCCTTTGCAAAGGGGGTTAAATAACGATAATGCATTAGGGGCAAAAATATTGCCTTAACGCACTTCTACAACAAATACAATTGCTGAAATTTGACCATCATGGCTTTCAATGCTGGCAAATCCTGGAATACAAGATAAATCTAAGCCTCTTGGGGCTGTGTATCCACGAGCAATTGCTATGGCTTTAACAGCTTGATTAACGGCTCCAGCGCCAACGGCGCGAATTTTACAACCACGAGTTTCATAAATGCTGTGTGCGATTGCTGATGCTACGGCTTGTGGGTTGCTTCCAGCGCCGACGCGTAGGATGCCTTCATCTTCTTTTATTACATCTGACATTATTACCTCTTATGCTCGAATTAGTATTACCCGTAAAGTATGGGCAATTGAGCGTGTAATGTCAGGTTAAAAGATATGGTCTATTGGGGTAGGGGCTGTAGCTAAGTTTCCGCATAGGGCACACTCCATATCCAATAAATACAGGGATATTTGCCCGTTTTCAAATTGAGCTTGAACACTCCATAATATGGAACCACAGGAGCATACGTGTAGGGGGTTGTTTTTATCCCTTAAATCTAAGGGCATTAGGCTAATTCAATCTTTTTTTCGTTTTGAGCGTTCATAATTTTTGGGGATACAAAAGCCAAAACTTCACGCCAGTAGCAAGTTTCGCACCCACAATAAGGTAGCCCTGAAATTGGCTCTGGCTCTTCTCCCTCTTCTTCTCCATATACATACCAAGATTGAAGGGTATCAATATATTCATTTAATTCTTTTTGTATTTCATCCGCCCACGCGGTGTCATTAATAATAAAACTGTCCATTAACTTCCTCCCCATCCTCCGCCTTTAAAGTGGGTTGGCGTTGAGCTGAAAACCTTGTTTAGGAATTCCCCACATTTTTTACATATAGGACGACTAGAGTCGTCAAATGACAAATGTAACTCTATAGTTAAATCACAGTTTAAGCAAGTAAAATCGTAGTTCGGCACTAGCCAGCTCTTTTTGCAGCGCGAACGGCTAACTTAGCTGGTAAGTAACCACCTACTGTTTTGCCCTTTTTAATATTACTTTTTGGATTTTTCTTTGCTGCTTTACCATTTGGTCGTGCATCATTTCTACTGCCTTTAGATTTTGCCATTATCGCTCCCTAAACTTTGGGTCCTGAAGTTTATCATACACTTCTTTTTCATACTCTAAGCTATGCGAGCCCGACACGAGTTTAGCTAGGGCATAGGAATCTGCAGCATTGTCGTCTGTTATATCTGCGTCCCACTTTTTAAATACGTATAGGAGCATTTGGCTTTTAGATATACCGTTCCCCTTACCTGTTACGTATTTCTTAAGGTTGGTAGGGGGCACAATAAGGGGATAAACGCCAAAATCACGTAGGGTCATTTTGACCATACCGCCTAGTTCTCCCAACATATTAGCCATCTGTGAACCATATGCGTAGCCTTCCATAGCAACATCTACAATAGTAAACTCAGCTAAGACATCCATAACAAAAGCTTGAATACCTTTAAGCCTATCTACCCCACTACCCTCAGCCTTGTATACAACTGAGTAGTAATCTGTTTTGTTTTCTGCGTCTAACGCTGTTATAGCAAACCCACTATAAGACTGGTCAATACCTATATAAACGGGATTTCCAGACTTTAATCCGCCATTAAATACTTTAGGGCCTTTTACCATTAGGCTGTAAATTTGTTGTTACGCATACGGTCTCTGTCACTAGAAGTTCTTCTAGTTAACTCACGGCTTACTAGACTGTAATACCGCTCCATGTTGTCTTGCGTAGTTTCCATTAGTTTTCTATAGGCGTATGTGTGGTTTTTAAGGCGCAATTTTTCTTGAATCTCTGGTCGCATTAAAACTGCGGCTTTTAATAGCCCAGCTTTCTCTGTGGCTTTTCCTGTAGAAGTTCCAATTAGAGCTGTAGCTTCGGCTAAGTCGTAATCGTTCTCTGCCTCTAGCTCTGCAACTTGAGCGCAAGCAGTTTGAGTCCGCATCATGTTGTAGTTCTCCATATATTTAGAGGCCATTACCATAAGGCTTTGGTCATCTACCAAAGTAATGTCGTCTGGAAAATCTGGCATATCTATATCTAAAACTTGCCTAATCTTTAACCCCTGTTTTTCCAAAGCAACAATAATGTTTTCGCTAATTCCTGTGGCTTCAAGCTTGAACATCGTCATACCCCTTACATTGGTAACAACCTGCGTTTGAATCAATATTACAGGTAGGTGGGGTCTTATTGTCAACCGCCTCTACAATTTGAGCTGCTGCTTCTAGTGTATGACTTATACCAAAATCGCTCTTAGGAACAACAAATTCTTTAGACTGTTGATTAGATTTATTTTCATATAGGAATAAAGCTTCTTGTGGTTGAACCTCTAAACCTATTAACTCAGCTAACTTCATATACATCTGCGCTTGTTTTATGTGGCTCATAAACGGGGCGTTTAAACTCTTCCACATCTCATCTAAGTTACCGTTGTGCTCAGACATAAGTTGTGGCGCTTCAAACCTAAAAGTTCCTGCACCAATTGATTTAATTTCTAACAGCAATGGCTCACCAAACCCAACAAGAATTCCATCTGCGTGCCCTGAGATTCTTAACGGTTCATAAAACAATGGGACTTCTAAATACTCATATTGATTAGGTGGGACATCATCTTTGTGGTCTTTTGGTGAACCCACAAAAGTTTCATTACATTCAGGGCATCTCCATTTACCCCATAAAGTTTCCATATTTTTAAATATGTTCTGCCAACCATGATGTATATCGTGACCAATTTGAAACACTCGTTTTTGGCTTAGTGTTACTCTATATTTGCTTGGTGGTGGCGGAAACCCTAGTAACTGAAAATAAGAGCTTCTATGACACCAATCATCTTTAACCATTGCTGAAGGATGTAGAACATCAGAGCGTCGTGTATTTGGTTCTGGTGTAGTAATTAAATGGCGTTCTACGGTGGTCAACACTCTTGACCCTTTTTTACCAACCTCTAAAAACTTTTTTAAAGTTCCTTCTGGTTTAAACTTATCGTCGTTTACTGCCATTCTCTGTTATCCATTCTTCCAATGTAAGCCCTACCTTAGCAGCTTTTCTAGACAACGCATTACGCTCTCTATGGCTTAACCCGCCCCAAATTCCGTGTTGTTCGTCCATTTGTTCGGAGTAAAGTAAGCATTGAATACGAACAGGGCATTCTGGAGCGCCATCTTTACCAAAGCAAACGGCTTTAGATTTGTCAGCAATATTTTTATACTTTGTTTTATCTCTAGGTGGATACCAAAGTTCCGTATCCATTCCACGACACTTAGCGGTATAACGCCAATCTTCTACGTCGCCTGAGCCTTCGTATGACAAATGCACTCCTGAATATTCTGGCGAAGTTCCAGGAAATCATCTTCAAGCATTACTACGTAATTATTCTCATTAAGACTAATACCTAATACGGGCATTCGACTATCAAGAATTGCTTCGTTGACAATTTTCTCCAGAACTGTCGCTTTGACAGTAAAGGAAGCTTTGCCCGTCCACTTATGTTCTATTAAAAGTTCATCAGTCCGAACATCGCCTTTACGATTCCAAAATGCTCCGCTGGCTGCTGTTCGTTTGCCATCTAGCTTTTTTGCTAATCGAGCCTCATGCTTCTTAGACTGTTTTTGTCCCTCACTCCTCATCGGAGTCAACTGCTACGAATTTAGAACCAGCTTTAATGGAATCTAATACGTCGCGCTCTAGGGTTTCTTTCAGGTCTATTTCTTCCCGTATGGAGCTAAGCATAGCATCTGCGCCCTGCCATTGACGCTCCGCGTATCTGTAGTAAGCCCCAGCCCTAGTTATTACCTTATTTATAATGCCCATAGCCACTACTTCTTTAGCAAAATCGTAGTTTCCACGGTCTATATCCCCTCCAGGGGCAAAATAAAAGTCTAAAAAAGCTGTTTGACTTGGTGGGGCAGACTTATTTTTTAAAGTGCGAATTTTAATGGTCTGACCTACGCGGTGTTTTTCCTGACCAGTTCCCACTTCTATCCAATCATCTCGTTTAATTTCAATACGAGTAAAGAACGCATAGTCTTTTCCTAAACCGCCTGGAGTAGTTCTTGGGTCTCCATACATAACACCAATTTTTGAACGCCACTGATTAATCATTAAGCCTATGAAAGGCCTCTCTGCCTCTACCAATGAACGCTTAGACGCCTTACCTACTTTACGAAAAAACTTATTAGTAAGTAGCGCTGTGCGCCCTACGGTTGATTCTTCCATTTCTTTTGCATCCTCTGATGAAGGAACGAGGGCAGGAAGGCTATCAATAACAACACAGTCCACAGATTTACTTTCCACAATTTCAATGACCGCTTCATAAGCATCCTCCATAATGTTAGTTGAAATTACATAAACGCGAGATAAATCAACCCCGCACATCTCTGCATAAGCTGGAACCCACTCCTCTGCTGCAACCCACACAGCAGTAAAGTTTGAGTCTTTAATTTGATTAGCGGCAATAGTTTTAAGAGCAATTGCAGTCTTTCCATTTGATGCTTCACCAATTAATTCGTGCCATTGATTAACAGGCCAACCACCACCTAATGCAACATCAAATGCAAGAGAGCCCGTAGTCATGCGACCATTTAAGTCCACTATGTCTTCACCAAGAACTACGGTATCTGCTCCAAGTTTTTTATTAATCTTGTTAATAACTTTCATTAACTCTGCATTTGCTAACGCCATTAAATATGTCCAATGATTGTCTGTGGGTTAAATCCGCCTGATGGAACTTGTCGTGCTGCTTGCGTAGGTCCTGATGCTTGCGGGCCACCAACAATTCCCTTACCTACACCAGAGCCTGATTGTTGAATTGGGTAGCCACAGTCGTAACATCGTGGCTTAGTGTTATCAGCTCCTAAATAATTTTGGCTTCCACAACCAGGGCAACGAGGTGTTGTATGAATCTGTTGACTAGGTGGGTATTGCGTAGGAACAGGCTGAGTTGGGTAAGTCGGCTGTTGAGGCGTGTATTGCTGTGGCACTGGCGCAAGTGGAGTATTTGGTTGTGACGGTGCTTGTGGGGTTCCTAATTTATTTGCCCACCAATTTGAGTTACTCATATGTCTCCTTATATTTTTCACCAGTGCCTATTGCACTAGCGTGAATTATATCTAAATTTATTCCAGCAGAGAAAGCGGTCACTAAAGCCGAAAAACCTATAGACTTATAAAATTCGGTCATGTGCATTATCTCTTCGTCCCCTAGCTCTTCATCTTCAATAAGACCTTCTTTAAGCATATCTCTACGTTGAACTGCCACAATAATCTTTGCGTTAAGCTCACTGATAATATCCATAAAAGGAAGCAAAACGTCTAACTCCGCTAAACGGATACTACTATCGTCTTCCTCTTTTTGATTTCCCTCTTCACTTACAGGGTTTAAACCTAAAGTAACCGCTATTTCATTTGGCTCTTCTACGCTTAAGTCATACAAAGCCCAACGAGTTATTGTGCTAAAAGGAATTTCTTCTTCCTTTATTTGATACCTATCTTTATTAAATTTACGACTAAACCAATTCATTTAGCTTCACCCCAACGTTGGACTACTTTAACATCGGCAATCAAGGGCACGTCAAGTAGCTCTATCCCCTCCATAGCCACTCTAATAGCCTCTGCAGTTTCATCGGCTTTACTATCTGGAGTAAGAGTAACTAATTCATCGTGGACCGTAAGAAGTAACTTAGACTCTTTTGGAATCATATCTTGAGCCCTGACCATAGCAAGCTTAATAATGTCCGCAGCTGACCCTTGGATACGAGTGTTAAACGCCTGTCTTTCAGCGCTGGATTTATCACTAAAACTTTTAGAATTAATTTCTGGTAGGTATCTGCGTCTTCCTAATAAAGTTGTTACATACCCACGTGAACGAGTGCTACTTACAACCATAAGTCTATATTTATTAACAGCGTTAAACTTTTGAGAAAAGTCATTAAGTAAGGTTTTAGCTTCGGTAACAGAGCATCCGATAGATGCGGCAATCTTGTCTGGACCTACTCCGTATGCCATAGCTAATACTAATACTTTGCCAGCCTTACGGTCTACACCCATAGTGTTGCCAACAGTTGTGTATATATCCCTATTGTTTAAGTAATTATCAAGCATAATTGGGTCTTTAGCCATAGACGCAATAACTCTAGGCTCAATTTGTGAGTAGTCGGCAACAACTAACTTATAACCTTTTGGCGCGTAAAAAAGGTTACGAATAGATTTTCCATGCGCTGTGTGTGGTGCAGGAACGTTTTGAAGGTTTGGGTTACGACTTGAAAAACGACCAGTCTCAGCCCCGTGCTGAACAAAATCGCAATGAATTTTTCCGTTAATTAACAGGCTTTCTTTCTGTTGAATCTTAGACTTACCATTACTGGTTCTAGTAATTTCTCCACCTAAATAAGGAATAACGTAAGTAGTAAGAAGCTTATTAAGGTCTGCATACTCAAGCATTGCTTTTACTAAAGGGTTGCTTTCCCTGTAAGGCTCTAAAGCGTCTGCAGCAACAGAATAATCTGATACCTCTAAAGGTATGCCGTCTATATCTTTTTGTTTACCTTTAGGGGTCAAAACCTTAGGCTTTAAACCCTGACCACCATCTTCTTTTTTACTATACAAAAGCTCTTGTTTTTCTGGGTTAGAGTTAATGTTAAACACCTTGCCAGCAATACGATAAATATCAGAACGCGCCTTTTCAATATCAATCTCTAGTTGCTCGTGAAGGGCAAATAGTTGTTCAGTGTCTACTGGGGCTCCAGCTAACTTCATAGAACATAAAACCTTAAGGACGCTCATTTCTAAGTTCATTACTTTGGTTAATTGACCCTCTTCTAACTTTTTTACTAAAACGTTTTTATATAGCATAAAAGTGTATTTAGCATCTAAATACGCATATTTGGCTACGGTGCTAAATGAAAACTTTTCAACCTCTTTACCTACACCTTTAACCATGTGATAGCCAAATTCACGAGCAAGACAGTCATCTAATCCACACTTGTTTTTGTTTCTATTATCATAAAGAAATGATGCAATCATCGTGTCGAAATAAGGACCAGTAGGAACGTTACCATCGTAATATTTAGCTAAAGAGGTTAAATCAAATACTAAGTTATGACCAACTAAAGTTCTACCCGTTGCAAACATTAACGGCTTTAGTGCAGCAAAAACTTCTGCGGGAAATAGCTGCTTAGGTGGGGCATCGTAAGTAATAGTGGCTTTCTTTTTATCTTTAGAATAATCAGCTTCCCGTAATGGAAGTCCTAAATCTGCCCGCTTCTGCCCTTGACCTGTGAGCGGAAATTCTTCGGATAAAAATTCTCCGTTTGGATGTCCTAAAGGAATAACATCACCGCGACCATGAGTTGCTAAAGAAATCCATAAAACTTCGTTGACCACTGTAACTCCCCGTTGTGGTCCAACGGTTTCTACATCGTATGCAAACGCATCTTGGTTTAAGTAATACTCTACTAACTCATCTAACTGTTCTTTGGTAGTAATGATATTCATATATCCCCTTAAAGCAGAAAGGCCAGAACAAGGGGGCAGCCTGGCCTTTCTACATCTATTGTTAGATTAAAGCGTTAGCTATTTCATTTAGTTCATCTACAGAAAGTTTACGAACTGAGTCTGCAGTAAACGGAATCATCTCTGCAATAGCTTCTTCAATCTTAGCCTCTTCAAGACCATAGTCTTCTCCAAGGTCACGACCCTTTACAGGATTTAGTGTGTAGACAGTATGTTGCATTTGACCACGACGAGACACAGCCCAATAGTTTTTAGATAAGGGACCTGCAGGTGAGTGGTGTGCAGCATGTAGGGATTTAAAGAAAAGTGGTGAGGCTACAAGCTTTGTTAGCGTGGTCTCTGTTGGTGTAAGAACAGCAATAGAGAACCCATACTTCTTTTCAGGCTTGTGGTTTAACTTCACACAAAGAGGACATCCACTACCCAAACAGATATATGAACGTTGTCCTTCAGTCTTTTGAGTGAGGAAGTGTTGGCTATAGATAGCATAAGGACCGTCTGGGTCCAAGAATTTGATTACTTGTATGGTCTCTGAAAGTTTAAAATCTTTCACATACTCTTTTGGCTTGAGAGCCTCGGCTGCTGCATCCCAACCTGATTTAATTGCATCGCCTGTATTTGGATTGCCTTCAGGACGAGCTTCGATACTTTCAAGTGAGAAATCATCCGTTTCGGGAACGAAATCTTCTGTGCTTTGAACTGCCATTTGACTTACTCCTTTATGTTTGTTTGAACTACGTATTTGAACTGCTATTTTGAACTGCTTGATTTTCTTCTGCAAGGATTTTAACCCAAGCCTCAGCAAGTTCTATTGATACATGCTGATGTAATGACCATTCTATACGCTTTAAGTCTAGAAGTCCATTCTTAGCAAAAATCTCAACAGCAGCCACAATCATTGCGCGGCTATAAAGGCGCCTTCCTTTATGTTCCTCGCCATGCTTGTTTTTCTTAGTGGGTAGTCGGTAAGGGGCTCTAGGAAGATAGCCGTTTTCATTCCAAACCCGTATTGAAACAAATGGTCTACCTAAAGCTTGAGCTAGCGAACCTACAGTGAAAAGCTCAACGTCCTTTCCGTTAGGAAGTGTCTTTACCTGTGGCTTTGCATCCCATTGCTGTATCGGCACGTGTTCAACGGCTTTGGGAGCACTATCGCGTCGCTTTCGTTTGCTATTTGGATAATAGGCGTCCAAGTCTGCAAACGTTGAATCTATAAAGTCCTCTGTCATTAACTTACCAAAAATGCGTAAGATACTTTTTCAGGGAACATTGATTCAATCTCCTCCTCGGTTAGTTCTTTCTTATAGAAAGCAGCCATGATAGCTTCCGAGTCTATTTGGGGCACCATTTTTATACAGGTGTCTTCCAAACCTTTTTCTTTGATAATTTGTTCTGCTACATCCATGTTTAATGGGTTAGAAACTTTTCTTTGTTTAGTTAACTTTGTTCCGTCAACTTCTAAAATTACATGGCCTTTTCCGTCTACTTCTCCCATTGATTCAACAGATTCTAGTAAACGTTTTTTTAATTCTGATTCTCGCTCAGAGAGAAACTTCATCTCTTGTTTAAGAGCTAAATACTGTTTGACTGTGTTGTTAAGTTCCATACAAACCCCCTAGGTTGATGGGGGAAACGTTAATCCTCTAGCTATCGCTTGTCAACTAGATACGCTTCTAGTGCCTTTAAAATAACACTAGTAACGGTTACGTTTTCAGAGGCAGCTTTCTTTTGAACGGCTTTCCATAGGTCATCTGGAACTCTGATAGTGCGAGTCGGTGTTTTAGGCGCGTTTGGCATCCGTAAAGTCTACACCGAAGCTAAGTTCAAAAATTGCTTTAAACTGCCTACTGTAAGCGGAACTCCACCTTTATCATCAATTCCTTCACCATCTATGATGGCATTTGCTACTGAAGATTTCTGTTGAAGAGCGTCATATTGTCGCTCCTCTATAGAACCATCAACTATAAAGTCTTGAATAACTATTGTCTTCCATGTGGAAGAAGCTCTCATAATACGCCCGTTGCGTTGAGTTGCGCTACCTGCAGACCAAGGTAAATCATAATTAAGAAGCAAGTTGGCGGCGGGCAAATCGACACCGTAACCGCCAGCATCAGAAGATATAAGGACCCGTGTAGAAGGTATTGTGTTAAAGGCAATTTTATTCTCCTCTTTAGTTTTAGCGTCTAACTTACCTGAGTATAGACGACATTGTTCAGGACCTAAAGCATTAGATATTTTATCTAACATATCTACATAGGTAGCAAAAATAACAACTTTGTTCTCCTCGTTAGCGTCTAAGAAGTCCTTTACGTATTCTATTAACGTATCTAATTTGGCAGAACTTCCTATTGAATCTAAAGCACCATCGTTTACTAGTTCATTAGCGTAGGCAGAACCCTCACCATTCATATCTAAATACTTTTTTGCGCTAGTTCGTAGTAAATCTGGGTGGGAACACAACATCTTTAAACACCCAATTTTAGACATTATTTTTCCACGCATCTCATCTTCAGGGCCTCCCCTAGAGCTTTCAACCCCGTAATGAACCAATATGTTAAATGAACTTCCAAACAAAACTTGAGCGTCGTCTAAATCTTGTAACAAATCTTTTCTTATGCGTTCATATAGTCGAGCCGACTTTCTATCAAAAACAATTTTAATTGGGTCTTTATGGATTGCTTCTGGAAGAAACGGGGCAACGTCTGGGTCTTTTTGCGCTTTACGAACTGCAGCCTCTTTCATAACTCCATGAAGCGTAGGAAGATTTATGTAGCGCTCTACTCCACCCCAAGTGTTTCTAATAATAAACGCCTTATCAAAATGCTCAAACTTACCTAATACGTCTGCGTCTACAAATTGCATAATGCTATAAAGCTCTTCTGGCTTTCCGTTCTCAATTGGAGTCCCTGTAAGAGCAAATTTAAATGGGGCGTTATTTAATCGTTTTGTATATTTAGAGCGTTTAGACCTAAAAGACTTTATAGCAGTAGCTTCGTCTAATACTACAAATCCTCTTGGAAGTTTTTTAACGTAGTCCCAGTCGTTAACAACTTGCTCATAGTTAAGAATGATGTAATCGGTTTTGGTGTTTCGCCAGTCAATAGCTTGCTCGTATTGTTCTGCTCTTTTAGCCTTGGTTCCATCAATGACCAAAGCGTTTGAAGTATCATCTGTAAATTTCCTAATCTGATTGGCCCATTGGTATTTAAGGCTAGACAAGCAGACTATCAAACCTGGCTCTTTAATTTCGTATGAATCCATTAGACGTTCTATGGCAGCTATAGTTAAAACTGTTTTACCCAAACCAAGGTCATAGGCAACAAGCATTTTTTTGCGCTCGCACATGCGGTCTACTGCCTCAGGTTGATATGGAAGTAACGTTCCTTTAAAGGACATTTATTTCTTCCATAATGGTTGCTATTTGGGACTTTAACCCATCTAATCCAGAGTTATTTACTATTACCTTATCGTAATCCCAATCATCCATAGCTGACTCAGAAGGATGGTCATTTACCGCA